GATTCTTTTGCTAACTCTAACGCAGCTTCGTATGCTTCGAAGAACACCCTTGATTGTTCTTTTTCTTCTTCCGTCTGGGTAGCGTATTTGGCCTTACGCCCTCCCTTATAGCCTTCATCTATATCCTTTCTGTACTTAGAGTATTTTAAATCTGCTAGCAGGACTACTTCTTTTGCTGAATAAGATTTTGCAAAAGAACGTATAGTTCGTACAAAGTCTTCCGCAAAATCAGTTGAGCCTCTCTGCTTAAAACGAAACGCGAAGTTTAAGCAATCTACCAGTAGTAGATTTTCTAGTGGCGGTGCGTTAGCTATTTGATCTAGCTCAAAAAAGTTTTTCATATTAGTATTATTTCTCCGATATCTTTAGCGTTTAACCAATCACTAAAGAGGTATATATTCCACTCCTGTTCTAGGAATGATACGTTAATTGTAAATCTATTAATAGACTCTACTTGCTCTTGTACACAAATCATGGGCTTCCCCCTATCTTTTTTGAAGATTAAGGCAGGTATCCTATTCATTTGAGTAGCTTCTCTAACACATTGCTCTATCCACATATATATGTTATTGCTCTTAGCAGACAGTAAATTTTCTTGTATTACCGTATCCGCGTAGTGCTTACACTCTATACAGTGGTAGTAGTGATTAGTTAAGCAGTACAAGTCCCCTTTCATTGAACCGGCTCCCGACATGGGCACCCTGTCCCACTTTACTCCGGTTTTCTCTGTTAGCAAATCTCTTATGGAGTACTCGAAACGAGAGCCTTTTTGACTGACTTTTACTGCTCATCTATGTCTATCCTAGATACCCTATTCTCTTTAGTTATTAACATTCTAGAAGCAAGAGGGTGGGTATACCCATGACTAACTATAATTGTATTTAAATCCTGTTCTTTTAGTAGTAGCTCTATTAGTGTGTCTTTACTCTCAGGGTCTAGTACTGATACTACTTCGTCTAAGAATAGTACATCTATATCAACTTTGGATATAGCAGTCAGCATTTTTCGTACTGCCAATAGGGTTGCTGTGTTGACTTTATTAAACTCTCCACTGGACAGTAATTTTACATCCATTTCAACGCTACCAGAGCGTATCTTTATCTGTAACTTAGTATCATCCATTATGAACTTTAAAGTGAAATCCCCATCAGACAGCTCCTGTAAGTACTGATTAATCAGTTCCTCGAATACTTTGACTAGTGACTCTATTTTGAACGCTATTAAACCTTTAGTGCCAAAAGACATTTTCAGGGTAGCTAGCCTATCTTGTAGTGTGTGTGCCTCAATGAAAGCTTCTTCAGCTGCAACTAACTTACTGTTGGCATCTGTTAGTTGCTTAATTCTAACCTCAGTAGCTGCGTTATGTTTAATAGCTTCATCTACCTTAATTTTATCAGAAGCATAAGTAGCTTTGGACGTAGCAATACTAGCAGTTAACTCTGATATGCGAGACTTTAAATCGTCCGCAGTTACTAGGTCAGTATCTATGGTGCTATCGTACCTAGCGGTTAGCTTACCTAATTCTTTGGCGTAACTTTCGTACTTAGTTATTTCCGCGTTATCCTTTTCCACTTTATTATTGGATATAGCTATAGGAGTAAGCTCTAAGTTTAGGCTCTTAATCTTATTCTCTAGCAGCGCTAACCTATCTAGAGTGTCAGATATATCCACACTCTGATTGCACGTTGGACAAGTATCTTTAACCTTGTCTAGTTTACGATACTCAGAGTTTAAGACTGTAAGCTCTCTGCCTCTGCGCTGCTCTGCTACTAGGTCTACCACACCTTTTACCAAAATGTGTGGTGCTTTAACTACTGCTAAATTATCTAACTCTTTTTTAGCCGTAACATTAGTACTTATAATTTTGTTCTTGGAGTCTATGTTAGATAACTCTGCAACTTTATTTGCCCGGTACTCCTCAAGGGCTGAAGTGTCCGGAAGTATTAGCTCAGGCACTATAACGGGAGTACCTGTCGTACTTGAAGACTCAACAATAGACTTTAATGTAGTTAATGACCCCTCTAGGCTAGCTACTTCTGTTTTCTGGGTTTTAAGTTTTTCTTTAAGTAATGACTCTTTATCTACGTAGTCTTCTAGCCCTAGTAACGATATTAAAAACTTCTTTCTATTACTATCCGTAGCGCTAATAAAATCTAAGCTACTTACCATAGACTGGTACACCAGTTTACTAAAGGTAGGGAAACTTATTCCCAGTATTAGCTCTACCTGCTTATATGTTTGGGTAGTAGTGTGTCCAGATATATTATCATCGTTCTTATACAATTTAACTTTAGTTACAGAAGTTACCTCTTTTTCTAAGAAGTAATGGTCTAGCCCTACATCGAATTGGACTGAAGCTTTGTAGCTAACAGCCCCATTAAACTTATGTAGTATATCCCCTTTCTTAATACCTTTTGAATTTTTATTGAATAGAACTTCTTCTAATATAGTAGGTATGGCGGACTTTCCAGCGCCATTCTTACCTACTAGCTGAGTTACCGGAGTATTAAACCTAATAAGGTTATCCTCTCCGTAACTAAGCATATTGCTAAAATGTAGGCTATTTATATTAATCATGGATTATACTCCTGTATAGGTCTATGTAAGTAGGCACATCCTGTATACCTCTCACCTCTTTTAGATAGGTGGCCAGCTCTTCTACTATATCNCCCGACATATCTAAGGTACTAGGCGTACTTATATCTTTAGTAACTTTTTTACTTAATAGGGAGTTACCTTGTATGCCTGCTAGCTCGTCTAGATTACCTTCTATTTCATAGATAGTGTGGTCGTACTCAGTAGCAACCATTTCTTCTTGACTAGTAATGGTTTTTCGTATAAGCTGGGGTAAGTCGAGTTCCACCCATTCGTGGTCTTGGTTGTACGTATCTATAATGAAGTATCCATTAGCGCCGGAACTTCTACTTCTATGGAATGAGGTGGTAAAAGGGCTGCCAGGATATAGTATGTTTTCTTGGGAATTAGTACGAGAATGTAAGTCTCCAGCAAATACTTTGCTATAAGAACTGTACTTATCTAAGTCTATCTCGGGCTCTACGTGTGGTGGTATTCTTCCGCGAACGTGGGTAATTGCAAGGTTACTTTGTGCGGTAGGCCAGTCTGATTTTAGGATGTTATAAGGTATATAATCTATTTCATCTATGGTAGTAAACTCTCGGATTACTTTAAACTTGGTAGACTCTAGTAGGTCTGTAATGTGTATAAAACAATCTCTAGTCTTAGTCTGTAGCTCATGGTTGCCTGGTATAATATACCCGTAACATTGCAACTTACTTAGGAAGGAGTACATTAACCCAATCTCTTCTATAGAAGGGTTTGCAACATCTAGTAGGTCTCCGCCTATAACCATGTAGTCTATGCCATCTAATGCCGCGTTCAAAGTATCTGCCAGCTTCATTACGCGGTCTTTTTGCCACTCTCTAGGAACATTCTTCTGCCCTAGCTTAATGTGTATATCTGCTATAAATAGTATTTTCATTTTTTACCTAAAAGAAAGGCGGCTAACGCCGCCTCTATTATTAACTTAACTCGTCTACAGCTTCTTTAGATGCTGCTGAGCTACTTGCAGACTCTGCAGATTCTGCAGAATCACCTCTTAAGTGCTTAAGTAAGCGCTCAGACTGTTGTGCGTATGTTTCTTTAGGAAACAACTCGTCCATAGTTTTAAGACCTTCCATCTTATCTCGGTTTTCTTGAGATAGAGAGGTAGACTTACATTTCAGTTGTTGTACTGAGTACTCTACGTTAAAAGCGTTACTGCCTGTTTTTTTCTTAACTACAGGAATCCAGAACCCGGTATCCAAATCAGTAGGGTCTACTTCAACTTGTTGTGATACTTCAATCACATCGTTTAAAATACCTTTCTTAAGTTGAAGAATTTCTACAGCGCCTGATACCTCGTTTATAACTCGGCATTTGTAAGACCACTGGCACCGTAAAGGCTCACCTTTAGTATCTAGTAACGCTTGGTCTGATACAGGACATGGCTTACTGTTTTCAAACGTCTCAGTATCTCTATCGAACTGCAATGCATCGAACGGTAAATCTTTACCATTAGCTCCTTTAACCCAGTAAGTGTATGCTGGTAGGATAGTATCAGGAAGAATACGGAAAGTGTTAACACCCTCTACTAGCTTCATGTATTTTACGTTTGATTTTACTGCGCCGCCGTTCAAGTTCTTGAAATTAATTGCCATCTTTTATGTTTTCCTTTAGAAATATTATAGTGTTATCGGTTAGTTTTAGTAGTGGGTTTTTTTCGATTATCTGTAAGGGAACCCAAGACGGTACACTTGATACCTGTAAGTCCGTCATCCCTCTTATATGATAATCCTCATAGCTACGTAAAGCACAAATACCTAAGTACTCGGCTTTATGCCTATCCGTAACCCAAAAAGCATCCACCAGAGCTTTTTGGTTGACTATGAAATTCGGCCCCGTTAAAGAGGTGTGAAAGTGTTCTAGTATCTGGCTAGGTACCCCGTGTCCTAGTATGAAGATTCNTTCATAATCAAACTTTCTAATCTTCTTCTCCTTACGTATAATATAGTATTTTTGAGCTTTTGTCAACAAGTTTTTACTATATTTTATAAACTGTAGTATCTCTGTCTTCTCACTGTTTATATATAATATAGCATTTTTAAACTTTTGTCAATATATTTTATAACTTTTTTAAATGGATCCCATAGCTTTAATACTCCAGCCTTTTGATACGTAGAACCTTTTCCTAGTATTCTTCTGCCTATGTCCAGTAGATCCTTTTAATCCTATATCTACTACTACAGGAGTTAACTTACCTTCGCGCTTACGTTGAATCCTACCAATTATCTGTTCTAGTAAGGGTCATTACTTAATGGAGCACCTAGTATAACGCATGATAATGTGTCTACAGAAACACCTTCGGAGAAGATAGATTGAGTACCAAATAACCCTCTCGCTTCTGAGTCAGGCTTTAGCATCTCCTCTAGTATCTTGTCTCTATCTCCTATAGTGCCGGTTATTAGTAAGGTTCTGTCACTAGTTAGTTCATGTAAATCTTCTAGTAGGAAAGTTCTGTCAGATAGTATTAGTACCTTATGTCCTTGATCCATGTAAGCATTAGCTAACTTAAGTAGCCCTCCCTTGTACGCCTCTTTAGCGTAAAGGTTATTTACAGTAACTGCCCAGGGTATGAACTCGCTAGAGTTAATTTCACAAGGACAGTCCCATAAGTGAACTACAGGCTCTACTCTGTTCTCGTCTCTCGCGTGGAATACTGCATTACTGAAATAGTCTGGCAGCACGCAATGTAGCCCATCTTTCCTTTTTAAAGTACCCGAGAGCCCTACTTTGTGTTCCGCTCTAAAGGTATTTAAAGTGTCCGTAAAAGTCTTTGCGGGAGACCGATGGACTTCATCAATAATTATACAACCAAATTCATTAGCTAAATCCGCCGCTCGCTTACGTACAGTCTGTATATTGCCTACTACAATGGGAGAGTCTATGTCGTACTTACCCCCTCCTATTACTCCGCATTTTATACCAAACCATTTCTCTACTTCTTTAATCCACATATCACGTATGATAGTAGTTGTAGTTACTATAAGCGTCTTTCTTTGAAATTTATGAACTAATCCTAGCCCTGCAATAGTCTTACCCCACCCAGGTTTAGCGTCCACTAGTCCTGTAGATTTAATGAAGTCGATTGCTTCTTGCTGGTTCTCTCTAGGGACAAAGCTAGGCTTTGGTATTTCTACCTCCACCTTATTTCTTTTGTCTATAATATTATAACCTTCCGGTATCAAATCCATCCTACCTGTTGGTATGGATACTACCGTAGGTGTTATCCTTTGCAGATTATTAATAACAAGCGGGTATTGAGATACCGGCATTTGGTCTATCTTATGTATCAACGATTCTGCGAGCCTATTGTCCAGCTCAGACCCAGAGGCGCAGGTTAAATAAATTCTATTAGATAATACGGCCTTCATATCTTTTTCCTTTTATCTTTTATGTGTTCATCACAGAAGTCATACACAACAGGTATGCCCTTCCACGTTACAAGTCTGACATATTCCATATTACTTCTAGGAGTACGTATCATAGAAGATATGCCCTGTATCTTAATAAGCATATCCCCATCTGAATTTATCTCTCTATCTATAATGCGGTGACAGGTTATTTTGTAAAAGGCCGTAGGTTTCCAACTAACTAATTTACCGTAGCAGTCTATAAAGTTACGTTTTTTACTATTAAACAGCTCCCCTAACATAGTTAATCTTATGTTCAAAGGGTACATATCATATGGTGGGTAGTTCTCAGTTAACATGCGTATACGTCTTGTAGCGTATAAACTACCCTTTTCTATAGTCGCATAGTCTAGTATATACCTATTACTTCTAGTCTGTATGATAGACCACTTGCCCTCTACGAATATTTCGTCATAAGCCCTCATAGCGTACAGAGGGAAATTAATCACGCTGCCGCTACTTCTGGGAACATCGTATCCAGCTTACCACAAGAGTAGTCAGTAGAACCACCTTCTTCAGAGTCTTGTTCAACACCTACAGGGGTATCCTTAATAGAACAACCTCTATTGGTTTGTATATTACGAGTTATTATCTCTAAATACTCAGGTACTAAGTCTTCCCTAACTACGGCAACCACGGAGTCATGCACTAAGGCAAATATCTCTATGTCTAGTTCTTTATCCATTATCTCGTTATCAGCGTCTATTGCACCTAGTAGTAGGTGGTCTGAACTAACTGATTGAATTATGGCGTTAAAACCAGATCTAATCTCAGCAGACGATACGCTTCTATCAACTGAGTTAACATTATGCAGTCTACGCTTTCTTCCAAAGAAGTTATATATAAAACCATTAGTTTTAATAGTTTGGTGGCAATCATCAATCCATCGCTTAAGCTGAGGGAACTTATCAAAGTAATCTTCGATATACTCTTTAGCATCCCCTACTGTACATGATGGAGCTTGCCCCTCTTCAATAAACGCCGTGTTCACTGACTCAGCTACCTTAGCTGGCCCTGACCCGTACAAGCATGTTATTCCCTTATTTCTAAGGGCACTGACTATACCATAGTCTCCAAAATTATTCTACTATAGAACCCTTGTTTTTCTAATATTCTGTACTACTATCTTATTGTACAGATCGAATTTTCGTGTTAGTCGGGTATCTTCATTAGTGTTACTATATAAGTATGTTAAAAAGGTCTTAGATTTATTAGTATTCATAGTTATAGTTACATGGTTAGGCCTTTCATGTTGCTTTAATGTTATGTTTAACATATTAAAGCAAAAAGGTACAAACCAGTCTCTAAAATTATACGAGCATGCTATACCTGCGTATAGAGTTGCTGTTATACTATTTACATTTGAAAAAGATTCGCATATAGTTCCGTCTCCGTCCACCATACCTCGGAGAAAATCTCTAGTGTATAGTAAATCTACTGGGGGTGTATACGTAAGTGACTTCCGTGGTGTTATGTTCCACCTTTCTAAGTCTTTAACCATATCCCTGCACGTAAACTCTATGCTGCATCTATTGCGTTTTTCATCTAAGTTTATCTTATGAGAAGACCCTACGAACTCTGCAAATTTAGTTAAATGATTGTGGTCACTCAATTGCAGATAGAATCTAACCCTACCTTTATCATCTACACAACCGTCAGCGGCTATAAATCCCGCCCAGTAGCTAGAGACCTCTGTCTCATGCTGGAAAGCTCTTGTATTCTTCACGGTAGGTCTTTTAACACATAGACCTTCTGTTGCTATCCATTTCTTAAGCTTCCAATCTGGGATATTGAACTCCCCAGCTAACTGTGGTCTTGTGTACTTTTTAGTATCTCTTAATTTTATGTAGTTTTCTTTTGTTAATTCCATTGTATTACCTCTATATGCCTGTAAGGATTCATATAGTAGG